TACACTAGAGACGGATCCAATAAGAAACTTTAGGTTTTTAGTTACTTTTAAACCTCTAGTTCCAACTGATGCAACCTGGTTGACAACCCCTAAAAAGGTTACTGTAGGATTTACTTCAGTATCAGGTTTATCAGTAACTACTGACAGCATCCCTTATCGTGAAGGTGGGTATAACACCACTGTTCACCAGATTCCTGGTCAAAGTTCATTTAGCCCACTAACGCTACAGCGTGGTGTGGTTCTAGGAACTAAACAACACTGGGACTGGATGAGACAGTTGTTTGCTACTGTACAAGGTGGATCAGCTAAGGCAGACCAAACTACCAACTTTCGTTGTGATATTGAGATCGCTGTGCTATCTCACCCTATTGCTGGATCTGGTGGTGGAAACACTGTTAACTATGATGACCATGTTGCCATGAGATTCCAGGTATACAATGCTTGGCCCACCTCGGTAGCTTACTCAGATCTAAATGCTGGTGATAATGCTATCTTGGTAGAGCAACTCAGCCTTGTACACGAAGGATTTGATGTTAACTGGGCACCTGATCTAAAGTCAACTGCTAGTACTAGATTCTAAATAAAAACAAAAGGAGTATAAATCGTGACTGAACTAAATACTGTTAATGCTGGTGCTAATCCTGATTTAGCTAATTCATTAGTTGAACAAGCACTTGCTGACAAACCACAACCCGTAGAACCGGCAAGAATAATTCCTCCTTCTAATAATGTCGTAGTTCTTCCATCTGGGTATATTGGACCAGATGGAAAACTACGTACAGAAGTTGAAGTTAGAGAGTTAACTGGTAGCGATGAGGAAGCCCTATCAAAAACAGATACTCTAGTTAAAACTTGGTCTACGGTTTTAAGTAGGGGAGTTGTAAAAATTGGAGAACTTCCTGTAAATGAAGAAATTCTAGATAATCTACTAATTGGGGATAGAGACATGCTTGTTCTTGGAGTCTATAAAGCCACTTTTGGTAATTTTGCAAATATAGACGCATACTGTATAGGCTGCAAAGAATACAAGACAGTATCTTTTAATTTAAATGAAGATTTAAAGATTAAAACTTTAGCAGACCCAATTAATCAAAGAGTGTTTGAGGTTTTTGGAAAAACAAATCGGTATTTAGTTACGCTTCCTACTGGTATTGCTCAAAAAGAGATTAGTGTTGATCCTAATAAAACCGATGCAGAAATAAAGACTATTCTTTTAGAAAAATGCATTATTGAAATAAATGATTCTCCAGTAATTAGTAGGAATCAAGTTAAAGGAATGAGTATTCCTGATAGACAATTAGTTGTCGAAGAAATAGCAAAACGAGCCCCTGGTCCACAATTTGAAGATACTGAAATAGACTGCCCTAACTGTGGCGGAAAGGTGGTAGTTCCAGTTAATCTTGGAACTATCTTTCGATATTAATAAACTATTTGACTATTTAGTTTTAATGACTCAATGGAAAACATTAGTAGATGCATATCCAGGATGGACCTTAAAAGAAATAAAAGAGCTTTCTCCTAGAGAAAGATTAAATTGGCTAGAAGTCGCTAGAGAATACGGAAAGGTTGTGAAGAATGGCTGATAAAGATGTTTCAAGTAGCTTAGACCTTGCTACAAAAAAAGCCACTGGGTTTTTAAATATAGTTCAAAAAATTGACACCGCCTTTAAAAAGTTAAACAAAACTGCTTCTGGAGTAGGTAGCGCTTTTGGTGGGGGAACGGGTGCAGGCAACACTGGTGTAGGAAACTCATTTACTATGGGTGGATCAGACGCCAGTTTCAGTAACTTTATGGGTGGTGTAGGAGGCGGTTTACAAAACTTTGGTAAAGGTAAAATAGGTGGCTTTGGTCTTGCCATGCAGGCAGCAGGTACTGGATTAAAAATTGCTGGTAATGTCGGCAATATGATGCCTGATGTCAATGCAACAATGACTCGTATGAGCCAGGGCTATAACGTTGCTATTATGAATGGAATGGCTGGTAAGAATAACGAGTTCCGTGCAAATATGCAGCGTAGCAGTTTAGCTATGATGGGAACAGGACTTACTTCTGCTGGCGCAGACATGCAAGTTGCTGGAATTATGGCAAGTAGTGGTATTGCCTATAGTTCTGATCCAAATAGCGTGTACATGAGAAATCTTCGCCAAGTATCTGGTCTTGCTAAGTACATGAATGTGGATAACTCAGTAGCTGCACAGTCTATGGCAGATTTAACTAGTGGAGCTACTTCTGCTACTTTAATGAGAAACTTTGGTATAAATACTTCTGATCCATTAACTGGAAAGATGTATGACTTTAAAGATATTGCTAATCAATTTGAAAATTTAGTTGGTGGTGGAAGAAAGCACACAACTCAAGGAATTTTAGATTCTTATCACAGAGGGGCTCTTGGAGCATCTTTGCAAAACTCTGGTTTTGATGAGCTACAACAGCAAATGATTGTTCAAGATTTGCTTAATAAAGCTCAAGGTGGTAAAGGCATCGATTTTGCTGATACTAAGCAAATGGACGAACTTGCTAATGACAATCCCATGCTATCACAGTATAAGCTTGCTGCTTCAGACACTAAGCAAATGGGTAAGGCTGAAGGTGCTTATAAGACTGGTGTAGATGCTGCAGTAAGTGGTCTTACTGCTCTTAATGATGTTGCTGGAGATTTGGCTGCTACATTTGGATCATTAAAATCTGGAATACAAACATTTACAGGTCATAGAGCTGGTGCTGGATTTTTAGGTGCAGTTGGAGATTTCTTTAGTGGATTAACTGGTGGAGGATCTACTTCCAGTATCGGTATGCCGAGTCCAACATCAGGTATGTCTAGTTTTGCTTCAGCTAGTGGTTACACTAGTGGAGGTGGAGGTGGTGGAGGTGTTACTAGTAGTATTGGACGACCTTCTGCACCTACTCCTAGTGGGTCTAATTCTAGCGGTGGTGCGGCTGCTAGTGCAACTAACGCTAAAAAACAAAATACAAGTGTTCAGTTTAGATGTATAAAACCAGTTCGTGGTGGAAGAATTATTGCTGACTGGCACACTAAAGGTGCAAGATGGAAACCAGATGGGTTACACAAAGCAGTTGACTGGGATGTTCCTGAAGGAACTACTGTTCTTGCAGCACATAACGGTGTAGTTCACACTCATGATAGACCTGGATCTGAATTAGGAAAAACTATTACACTATGGTGGACAGATAATGGAAGTGATAGAACGTATAAAACTCAATATGGTCACTTAAGTTCTTTTAGTGTGCCTGATGGAACTCCTGTAAAACAAGGAACTCCAATTGGTCTTTCTGGTAGAACAGGAACTAATATTGATGGTGCACACTTACACTTTGAAGTATGGAAAAATACAGAAAGAGTAAATCCTCATTTATATCTAATTGATGGTGAGCCTCCTGCAGCTACGCCTACTGATACCGGTACTGATAATACCAGCAATGGTGATTCTGGAAATGCTGCTGGTCAAAATACTCAAGTAGGATTACCGGTATCTCTTAGTGCATCAAATCAAATAAGTTTTTCAAATGGTACTTTATCTGGAGCAGGTACTACAGATTACTATCATGCAGGTGGTGGATCATCCTCTGCAATAGGGATAGATGGTCCTTTATCTGGAAAGTATGCTTCAGCTAATGCCTCTAAAAACTATTTAGCTATTGGAGGAGCAAGTGGTCTTGGTACCTCATTACTGCAATCTAGTCAGTCGGGTAGTCAAGCTTCAAATAATGTAGTCATTAACCTAAGTATTGCACAGGCTACTGATGCAGAGGCTCAACTATTTGCTAAAAAAGTTAAGTCGTATATTGAACAAGACAATTTAATGAATGCGATGGGTAGAATATAATGGCAGGATATACCTTAGATGAGATCAATGATGCTAGAAATAGAGTAGCTGCTGCTAAAAAGAACATTACAAAAATAACAAAAGAAATTGGTGATTTAGAGTATAAATTAATACTTGCTACTGCTTCTGGTTTATTTTTAAACAAGACAAATGAAAATTGGGCTGAAGTTCTTGAGGATTGGAGATGGAAAGACAGTATGTTTCCAACTAAATCACCTCCAAATCCTCCATCATTAGCTATAGAAACTTCTTTACATAAATTTACACTAGAAACTATTAGAGAAAAAAATACAAATCAAAATGCGGTTTTGGTTCAAAAATGGGTTTCAAAATATGGTGATAAATTAAATCCTAAAAATGAACTATGGAATCCACCTGGTCAGGTTGGGTATAATGGTGCAACCAAGGATTATACAAGATTTGAAGTGGGTAGTGTACGCTCCCAGATCTGGTGGATACTTTTTGATATAAATGAAAAACGCTATGCATTACATAAGTTTAAAGACATATTAACAGCAAGCCAAGAAATAGTTGATATTGGAGCTATGTATGATCTGCAAAATGCGGATGGAACATTAAATCTTAGGGATATAGTTGGATTTAAATATAATGTTGGTAGTGTAAAAGAAGCGTATTTTACTAGTAGAACAGAATTCATAAAAGAACTTACTACATGGCAAAAATCAAATGCTCCAAAAGCTATTGGAAATGCTTCTCAATTATGGGTTGATGGGAATGCTAATAAAGGAATGATTCAACCATGGATGAGAAGTAGTTATCAAAATAAAATTTCTAAAAAAGATGTTGTAGAACTAGTAGGAGAAACTGATACGATTGGAAAGAGTAGTAGACTTACCACTGTATCTGCATTTCAATTTTTGTATAATCCTGCTTCAATTGACTTAACCTATTCAGGTTGGCTTGGACAAGATCCAAATATGCAAAAAGCTGGAGTAGATGAATTCAATGTTGCTGGAGCACCTAATACTCAATCTACAATTAGTTTTAATATTTTAATTAACCGAATGTTTGATATGAAGTATTATGATAAAACTACTCATAAACTAATGAAAGAGTATTCAAAGAATAAAACACTTTATTATCCTAGAATGCCCGATGAAAATGAGCAAGAAGACATCTTTACTAAAGGAACTATGTACGATGTAGAATACTTACTAAGAGCAATTCTAGGATATGGATATAAATCATACTTCTCTCAAAGAAACGCAAAAGTAGATGGTCTTACATCTGACATGGGGTATATTTCAGCTGGACCAGTTGAAGTACACTTAGGTTATAGCCTAAGATATTTAGGATTAGTAAGTCAAGTAAACGTATCTCACGTATTATTTGATGAACGAATGGTGCCTATTTTTACTAATGTGGGTATTAGTATTGGAAGAATAGCTGACCCTGTTTCACCTACAGATGGGACATAATAATGATTTATACAGATAGCCGATATGCAGCCGGAAATATTTTTTACGCTAATAATGCAAGAACTGGCAACAGTAATATAACTGTATTTAGAATCTTTCCAACAAAAACTTATAAATTTTCAATTTATATTTGGACAAGTGCGGATAGAATAGATATTGTTGCGGCACAATTACTAGGGTCTTCTTCTTTATGGTGGAAACTTATGGATTTAAATCCGGAGATTAGTAACCCCTATAATATTCCAGTTGGAACTCCTTTAAGGGTGCCTAATGCTTAATAGGTCTAATTTAAAAGCAAGAAGAGGAACTAACTACAGGGTTTCTTTTCCTACTATTCCTTCTATACAAAAAACTCCTACATATGTAGAACTTGTTCAAAAACAAAATACTCATGATGTTTTAGTATTAAGGTTTTCTGTAACAAGTGATCTATGGTTTGAAAGTTTGAAAACTGGAGTTCCTGTTAAATTTACTTGGACTCAAAATCATTTAGAAAAAACTTGGTATGGATATGTTTCTTTTGTTTCTAGAGTAGTTGTATCTGCAAAAATTAGAACTATGGAAGTGTACTGTATTGGTGCATCATTTGTTCTAAAAGAGGCAGTTACTCGTGTGTTTACAAATGTAACAGTTACAGATGTGGTTAGGTCTTTAGCTGAAGAATTTGGTCTAAATTTTATTGGAGAAAATCATCCTAGAAAATTTGAACAGCTGGTAGTAGCAGGGCATTCTTATTGGGAATGGATAAATGAGTTTGCTGGAAAAATTGGGTATGGTGTATATGCTGATGGAACAAATTTAATTTTTAGACCTTTTGATAAACTAATCAACCAAACTATTCAAGAAGCTCCGATCTTCTCTTTTTCAGATCCTTTAGCTCAGTCTTCTTATGACATGTTAACAAAAACTTTAGACGAATTTAAAGTATTAAATGGAGAACTAATCGAAAATGAGTTAGTTTATAGATCAGAAAAAATAGTTTCTGGTGTTAATCCAATTACTGGAGAGGTTATTCAAGCAAGTTCAAATCCTAAAACTTTGGGAACTCCTTTAAGGAAAACTGTTAGCGATGTCTATTTTTCTGAGTATAGAAGTGATCAAGTTGCGTATTCTACCCAAGACTCTTTAAGTGCTTCAGAAGGATACGCTTCTTTAACACGGTTTAATTTGCCTGCTTACTTAAAAGGAAAGGGCGATCCAAGAGTGCGACCCTATACTATTATATATGTAAAAAATACGGGTGTTTTAACGGATGGGTATTGGATCGTTAAAGAAGTTACCCATAATTTTGTAAATAATGGTCTTTATACAGTAGATATAACAGCTGTTACTGATGGAACTGGCGCTAATTATGAAAGCCAATTTAGGCAGGCAAAACCAGACATTATTGGTATTGTTAATACGGAGGACATTCTTTCATTAGATGCAATGGCTTTAAAATCAGATACAACAGTACTACAAATACCGGATAATGCCATCTCTCAGGCAATGCAGGGGTTTGAAAGAACCCCCTATCGATGGGTAACTACTCTAAAAAGGATTTAAATGATAACTGATTCAAAAGAAACTACATTAGAGTTTCCATTTAGAATTTCTAAAACAGGAACTGTAGCTAAAATTACTGACCAAAAAGTCATTTGGTCTAATAAAGTAAGAGCTGTTATTGGCACATCTATTACAGAACGAGCTATGAGATCTGATTTTGGAACATATATCAATAGAGCATTTTGGAACACAGAAGGATTTTCTTCAAAAAATATTGAGCCATTTATTCAAGAAGCATTTTCTAAATGGTTACCTAGTCTCGATCTTATTTCCGTAGAAACTTCTACTATAGATGATCAAGGTTACTTGTATGTATCTGTAGTTTATGCCCTTCCTAATAGACAACGTGTAACTACTACTATTGGAGGCGTATCTATTTCTGGAGATCGACTTCCTTCTCAGGAGCTACTATGACAGACGCAAATCAAAAATTACCTATTTCCGTAGACTACACTAGTAGAGACTTTTATTCTTTACGAGAAGATCTTATTACAAGAGTAAAAGCAAATATACCTACTTGGTTAGGCAATGATCCAGCAGATTTTGGTATGGCTTTAATTGAGGCATTTGCATACATGGGCGATATAGCAAACTACTATATTGATAGAGTTGCAAATGAATCGTTTATTAGTACTGCAACTCAAAGAAGCAGCATATTGAAATACGCTAAAGAACGTGGCTACACTGTTGATGGATATCGTTCTTCAACTACAGTTTTAAGTTTTGGAAATTCTAAAAGCACAGCCATAACACTTCCAGCAAAAACTATTGTGTATGCTGATGTTGTGTATAATGATGAAATTAAAAGAATAAAATTTTCAACAGATACTTCTATAACTATTCCTGCAGGAAGAACTGTATCAAGTAATCTTTCTACGTGTAGTGCTACTCAAGGATATGATGTAGGAAGTGTAAAAGTGACGGAGAATGCGGGTGGCGTTAATGTAATTAAAGTAGCTACGACTAATGGTCAAGCAAATCAAAGTTATTCTTTAGATGACAACAATGTTGTAGATAATAGCTTATACGTGTATCTAAAAGATGGAACTATTTTTGTAAAATGGACTGAGGTAACTGATCTTAGTTTGTATGGAAAAAATGATCGTGTGTACACTAGATCAATTGATGAAAATGACTATATTGTAATTTCTTTTGGAGATGGTATTTCAGGTGCAATTCCTCCATCAGGAAATGTGTTATATGCAGCCTATAACTTAGGTGATGGAGTTTTTGGTAACTTAGTTGCAAATACAATAAGCACCTCTACAAGTCCACTTGTTTATGTGCCAGGATATTCAGATGTAACCTCATTTACTCCTTATATTACCGTTACAAATAAAGACATTGCTGTTGGTGGAGCTCATCCTGAAAGTAATGCATCAATTAGAGCAAACGCTTCAAGTATGACGTCAGGATTTCAAAGAGCAGTTACATTAAGTGATTATGAACGGTTGTGTTTTTTAGCTCCTAATTTAGGAAAAGCAAAGGCGTACTCATTAGACTACTCTTCAGTAAGTTTATTTATTTCTCCAAAAAGAGAAGCAGGATATATACAGTCAAGTAATTTAAATACAAGTGATCTTTATCCTGGATGGAATTCGGATAAAAGTGCTATAACAACAGAAATGTCAACTCTTATAGCAGATGTCACTAGTTCATTGGCTGATTATACTCAAATAGGAATTACTACAACAGTAAGTCCTGTATATTATACTCTTTTAGAAATTGCTTATACGTTCACTCCTTCTATAGGCTATTCTACATTAGACGTACAAACAGCTATTGAAGATAAACTCCTTTCCACTTTTTCATACCAAAATGCTGCCATTGCAGGGTATATTTCAAAAGATATGCTTGTTAGAGAAATAAATTCTATAACTGGAGTTACTAGCTGTTCTATTACAACTCTAAAAAGAACTTCAGGAACTAATGAAAGTGAGCTTGTAGGAAAACCTGGAGAGGTTTTTGTAATAAATAAGGGTACTCCAGGATTGGTAGGAACTGTAAGTTCAACTGGACGCTCACTTTTGACTGGATTAAGTGCTACTGTTTCATCAGGAACAGTAACTCAAAGTCCTTCATTCTCTAGTTCAACTTTATCTTACACATTTACGGTATCTTCTAGCTCTACAATTACTATCATACCTACAAACACGGACAGTGCTACAATAACTGTAGCTGGATCGGTTACTACTACTGGAACTGGTGTTACCTTGAGTATTTCTGTAGGACTAAATACTACAACAGTTGTAGTTACAAATCCTAATACTGGCATTAAAACAACATATGGAATTACTATTTTAAGATCTGCATAATATGATTCAAGATTTTTATGGAAATAGAAGATTTTACGGTATCTATAGAGGGGTAGTTATTGACAATAATGATCCTCTTAGTCAAAGACGGCTTAAACTAAAAATCCCACAAGTACTCCATGATAATGTGTCTGAATGGGCATGGGAAAAAGAATCTTCTGGAATAAAAAGGTATGTTCCTGAAATAAATCAGGCGGTATGGGCTATGTTTGAAGGTGGAGACCCATCTTACCCTATTTGGATAGGTCTTTTTGGTAAAGGAAATAGTAATGGTAACTTTATTGATGGTGGAAGTGCATAAGGAAAAGTATGGGTACTTCATTATTTACTAATTCTGCTGGAGAAGTTACAGCAGTTGCGTTAAGCGCATCTTCTATAAAAATTACATGGGATACGCCTGCAACATACCCAACATCTGAAGTAACTATGACTAGTGGATCTGGCTCTGGTACGACTATAACAGTAGCAAGCACTACTGGTTTAAAAGTCGGTCAACTAGTTTCAGTTATTGCTGGCACAGGGGCATTTCCATTAAATACCGTTGTAACTAGTATTACAAGCAGTACTGTGTTTACAGTTAATTTTACTCCTAGTACTGGGCTAAGTTCTGCCACTGTTTATGCGTATACCGCTCCATATAAAACTCTTAGACTAGTTAGAAATCAACAAGCTTTTTCAGAAACTCAAGAAGATGGAGCTGTTCTATATGAGTTTGTAAATGATCCTTTTCTTGGAGACTTTGTTATAAATACTTTTACTGATGGAGTAGATTCTACTTCTAGTTATACTCCATTAATTTCTGGTAGATACGCGTACTACACAGTTTGGTTATTACTTGAAGATAGCTGGGTAATTGGTGGAAAAGCATCAGTTCTTTTACCAAAACCTCACAATGATATGATTTTAAATACTAAAGTACTTAAAACAAGTCATGATAAGTTTATGGATGTTTTACCAAAGATTTACACAACAGTTGACAATACTTCTACTGGAGCACTTGACACTTCTTCTGATCTTTATAAGTTTTTAAAAGCTTTTTCATTAACATACGATGAAATATTAACTTTAGCAGATTTATCTATACAACAAAATACAAATAGATATATGCCGGATAATATAGTGCAGGTTGCAACCGCAGCTATTGGGTTACGAAATACTTCTACGTTAGCTACTTCCTATAAAAAAGATTTAATAAGTAAGGCAAGCTCTTTATTCTTAAGAAAAGGTGGAGCAGATACTCTACAATCTTTTGTTCAAACATTTACTGGCTATACTACTACGGTATCTAGTACTATTAGTTCTGGAACTAAACTTGGTCTTTATAATCTTCTTCTAAATCCTCAAGATAGCAGTTTTCATAAAGGTGGTCTTGGTAACTGGAAGGCAGTCTATGGCTCTGGAGGAACAAGCAATATTACTCTTATAGCTGAGGGTTCATCAGACATTGTTAAGACAGAAAAGTATTCTTTACAATCTCCATATAGATTACAGGTAGTTGCAGGAGCCGATGCTTTAGGAGAGTGGAGATTAGGATCGTCAACGCCAAAAACTACCGATAATGCAGCTACTGAAATAGAGAACCTAGGATATGGAATACCTGTAGAGCCTGGAACAAGTTACACTTTTAGTTTTTATGCAAAAGTAGCTGCAACGACAGGGACTATCTATCCCTATATTAAGTGGTGTGATGCTTATGGTAAAGCATTAAGTACGGATGCAACTTCAAACACTATTTCTTTAAACACTACCTGGACAAAGAAAAGCTACACTAAAACTTCTCCTGGATATTCAGTAACTGCAAATGGATACACGGCAACAGGAACAACTGTAACTATTACAGGTCTTCCTTCCACACATACATTTGATTCTACTACCAATAATAAGATTTGGATTGAGTCTAATTTAGTTCCTTTTACAGGGCTGTTTACTATAACCTCATACACATCTACTTCGATTACTTTCAATTACAAATACTATGAGCAATCTTTAACAAACGTTACTAGTAGTGGCACCACATTTACTTTTACAGGACTTGGAAACACTGCTTTTCTATTGCCAACTCAACCAGTTGTAATTACTAGTGGAGGTGGAGCATTAAATGGCGTTACTAGAATAGTAAGCATAACTAATGACAATACCTTTGTTGTGGATGTAGCTCCTACTACAAACTTATCTGGATCATCAACTATCGGTGTAGGATTGCCAACATCAGTTGCTTCTTTTAAAGTTTATAAAGCTAACTCCGCAAATACTGGAAAAGAAACCGAAGCACGTTTTGCTATGTTAGGATTTACACAAACTGAAGGTGCAAAATCATATTATTTAGATGCTATACAATTTAATCCTGGAGCTGTAAGCGATTTTATTGAGCCTAGAAGCGTTGATATCTATGTCGATCCTAATAAAATAAACTACTTAGTAGATCCTACATTTATGGGATCTGGATGGTCATATGCGGGTGGGGCATCTTCACCTGCTGGCTATTCTAATCTTGAAGCTACTACTTTGATGGGCATTCCATATGTAAGTACAAGCAAAATGGGTAAGATCATTACAGGATCTTCTAATTCAACAGCTGCGGCTCCTGATTTAAAAACTACCTCTCCAACTCCTATCACAAACAATAATACGTACTACACTTTTTCTATCTATATTAAAGGCGATGCAGCATATTCACTAACATTAGGATTAACAGATGGAGTAAATTCAAAAGAAAAGGTTATAAACGTAACTACTAGCTGGCAGAGGGTGTATGTAACTCTTTATGTCACATCTATATCTACTGGATTAACACCATACATCTACAGTAATAGTGCTACTCCTTCAACAGTAAATGGTGAAGCTGTAGGTAATGGGGCTAGATCTTCTGCACAAACTTTTAGAGTAGATGACGCACAATTAGAAGAATCCAGAATTCTAACAGATTATTTTGATGGGGACTTTGCTAACCAGGGTGCTTTTTGGTCTGGTAGTCAGTATGCATCTAAATCATACTTATATGTAAATAAAAACCAAAAACTATCTGAATTAGCAGTGCATATAAATGACTGGGTTCCTTTAAATACTGTATGGATGGTTAGAAGTGCATTAGGAATTGAAGCAATAGGCGTACCATCTAGCTCTACAACTTCATCTGCTGATCCTTATACTGGCGGTGGCGGTGGCGGTGGCAATGTGGTGTACACATAAATAGTGTATAATACATAGATGGACTCATTTATAAACATAATTATTTCTGGTATGGCTGTAGCCTATATCATAGAATTACTGGTATCTCTTACTAGTTCAGTATTAAGCCCCAAATTTCTAAAGATAAGTTTGACTTTACCACTAAATGTGGTATCCTGTTATTTACTTGGTGTAACTGGATGGTCATTAATAATTTTTGGGTTAGCAGCTTCCTGCATAGCCCTAATTGTGGTATTCTTTGTAAA